CCGAGAAGGTGATCCGCTTCGGCGAGCAGGGGGCCAAGACGGCGGGCAAGCCAAAAGAGGGCGAGTCCTCTGCGACCACCGCAAAGCGCGACAGCTTTAAGGCTCGCCACGCAAAGAACATCGCCAAGGGTCCGTCGAGCGCGGCGTACTGGGCCAACAAAACGAAGTGGTAAGCCATGCCTAAAGACACCCCATCCATTTTTTCTGTTTCGCCATACGCTGGCAGCGTTGCTCGCGAGATGTACCCGGGCCAGCTTGGCCAAGATGACCGGCAGGACGCGGCGCGTCACATGCTGGCCGCTGGCACCATGGCTCGCAAGTACGGACCAAAGGTTGCCGACCTGGCGGGTAAGGCGCACGAGTACTCCACATCCCCGATGCGTGCTTTGATGATGATGCTTGGCCGTGGCGAGATGCCACCGGATTACCAGCAAGACATGCACAACAACGCTCTTGGGATTGAGATGGCTGGGCGTGCAAAGTCTCAGCGCGAGTTTGAAGACCTTGTGCAGCAGGCGGCCGAGCGCGCCGCGATGAGTCGCACCGAAGGTCGCCCATGGATCAGCAAAGCTAAAGGTGGCGAGGTCAGCGCAGATGAGTTAAACCGCCCGTTCATCGGCTACCGCTCCGCTGGTCGCCGCCCTGAGGCTTACAACGACAGGCGAGCTGCTGCCGACGCGCCATTGTCCGCACTGCGCGGCGCTGTCTCCGGCGTGCTTGGTGCGCCTGGCGACATTGAGTCGTTGATCCGCATGCTGCCCGGCTTTAACGAGCAAACGGTCCTGCCCACCAGCGAGGACGTTGAGAAGCGCCTGCCCATGCGCGAGCTGAACCAGACGCCAACGGGCCGTGCATTCACCACCGCTAGCCAGCTCGGCGGCGGTTTCTACACCGGCCCCGGCTCCCCGCTGCGCGCCGTTGCTGCGCTGCCGTCGGCGGTGTCGCGCGCTGGGCGTGACTTTGCGTTGGCTGGGTCGCCTGTGCACGTTGTGAAGCCCAAGGGCGGCAACTGGATGTCGGGAAGCGTTGAGCGGGTTGTGAACCCGATGCAACAAACGGTGCTCAACGAAACCGGTCTTCAAAACTTAGCAGAGCGTGCGGGCGTCGATGTTTCCGAAAGCGTGCGCGCGCGTCAACTGCCAGAGGCGGCCATGAACCGCTGGCTCGAAACCAAACTGGGTAAGTACATCAAGAACGAGATGGCCACACCCGAGGACCCGGTCCGCGCGCTGGCCGAGCGTGGCGTTTTGCACGTTGATCCTGAGCAGCTTAATTTTCGCCCAGAGTTGCATGGCCGTTTTATGAGCGAAGGCCAGACCGCTGTCGCGCAAAGTCCAGCCGCCAAAAGCTGGGAAGGCGCAAGCGATCTGACGGTGGGCCAGATGCCTGCTGGCCAGCTGCTCCAGCAAGGGTACGCCGAGCAGATGCCTTGGCTGGCAAAGGTGCCACCCGAGACGCCGGTTTACATGCCTTCGCAGTCAGGCATGGCCGACGACCTCGGCTTTGGCCACCTGGTCGATGAGCTGCGCAACGCGGTCAACCCCGAGTCCGGCCTGCCAGCAAACCTACTCTGGAAATACAGCGACTTGGACAAAGTCACAATGCCCCAGGCCGTCGAGCGCGTGGCCAAGATCAACGAGTGGCGCGCCGCGCAGAAGGCTGAGGCAGACCTTGCGCGGGCTCGCAACGCGGCGACGTTCCTGCACAAAGACTACCCGGAGCAAGGGTTGAGCTGGGTGGAGTTGCGAAAACCAAAAGACGAGGTTGTCACTCACGGCGAGTATGCGGACCCCGTTTTCGACATTCCTCCTGCTGTGCAAGAGAGAATTCAAACCCAAGCTGAACGCGAAGTTCGCAGGCTTGGTCTTGATGATGAAAGCGACGATTACATGTTCGCGATGCAAGAACGCGTGCAGCAATTGGCGGATGAATACGCGTCCAAGAACAAACCACAGATCAGCAAAACCCTGGCCGACGCCCTCAAGTACGAAGGCGAGACCATGGGCCATTGCGTCGGCGGCTACTGCCCGGATGTGGTTGAGGGCCGGTCCAAGATTTATAGCCTGCGCGACAAGAAGGGGCAGCCGCATGTGACGATTGAGGTTGCGCCTGGCCGTAAGCTCACCGAGAAAGACATGCCTGACGACGTGCGTGAAATGTTGTCCGAGCAATACGGCGATGCGTCGCGTGAGGAGTTTGAGGCAGCGGTTCAGTTGTACCTCAAACAACAAGCTGTGCCAGACCAAATCGTCCAGATCAAGGGCAAGGGCAACAAGGCCCCGAAGGAGGACTACCTGCCAGCGGTGCAGGACTTTGTGCGGTCGCAAAACTGGGGGCGTGTTGGTGACTTGCAAAACACCGGTTTGATTGACATTCAGGATCCGAATGCTGTGCTGCGTGCGCTCGGTAAGGTTTCACCCGAGCGAAACATTCAGCAGGCAATTGACAACTTCAACACCGCTGTTGATTCAGCACCAAACGCCCAGCGTTACATGAGCCTAGACGAGATGCGCGACTTCTTGGGCGGCCCATCACCCGAAGGCTTCGCCTCCGGCGGTCTGGTCGATGGTGCGAATTTCCACACAGGCGACTTCGACCCGGCTAGAATCGGATCCATCGTGGACGAGCTCCACGCACTCAACGCAGGCTGAACACAATGGCGGACGAACTCCTGAACCAAGGCGAAGACGAGAATCCAGGCGACGACGAGCAGCGAGGCGAAACCGTCTCCATGCCCGACGACGACGAGATGGATGTTGAGGACACCGAAGACGGCGGCGCTGTTGTCCGGATGAAGAACGAGCGCGAAGTGGCCGACAAGAAGGCTCACTTCGCCAACATCGTCGACGAGGTCGATCGCAGCATGCTCAGCGACGCTGTTGTTGACCTGCTCGACAAGATCGAGCGCGACAAAGAAGCCCGCTCCAAGCGCGACAAGCTCTACGAAGAGGGCCTGCGCCGCACAGGCCTCGGCGACGACGCCCCTGGTGGCGCTCAGTTCTCTGGGGCCAACAAGGTCGTGCACCCAATGCTGGTCGAGGCTTGCGTCGATTTCAGCGCCCGCTTCATGAAGGAGGTGTTCCCGCCTTCCGGCCCAGTCAAGTCCAAGATTCAGGGCGCGGCGGATCCGGAGAAGCTGGACAAAGCCCGCCGCAAGTCGGAGTTCATGAATTGGCAGACAACCCAGCAGATGCCCGAGTTCCGTGGCGAGCTCGAGCAGCTGTCGACGCAACTGCCGCTGGGCGGCGGTCAGTACCTCAAGCTCATGTGGTCCCCGCAGTGGAATCGTCCGACGGCCGAGTTCATCGCCATCGACGACATTTACCTGCCGTTTGCGGCCACTAACTTTTACTCTGCCGAGCGCAAGACGCACGTGCAATACGTGACCAAGTTCGAGTTCAACCGCCGCATGAAGGCGGGCATGTACGCCGAGGTGGACATTGGCTCGCCCGATCAGGTCGAGTTCAGCAAGGCCACGATTGCCAACGACAAGATCGAGGGCCGCGAGGACACCAGCTACAACGAGGACGGCCTGCGGACCATCTTCGAGGTTTACACCCACCTGGACTTTGGTGACGGCGTGGAGCCGTACATCATCAGCATCGACAAGTCCACACGCAAGGCGCTCTCGCTGTACCGCAACTGGGAGCCAGAGGACAGACGCCGCAAGGAGCTGGACTGGATTGTCGAGTTCCCGTTCGTGCCTTGGCGCGGCGCGTACCCGATTGGCCTGACCCACATGATCGGCGGCTTGTCGGGCGCGGCCACCGGTGCACTGCGTGCGTTGCTGGACTCCGCCCACATCCAAAACATCCCGACGCTCTTGAAACTCAAGGGCGGGCCTGGCGGCCAGACGATCAACGTGCAGCCGACCGAGGTGGTCGAGATCGAGGGCGGCGCTCTGGTCGACGACATTCGCAAGCTGGCCATGGCCCTGCCGTTCAACGGCCCAAGCCCCACGCTGTTCCAGCTTCTTGGCTTCTTGGTTGACGCTGGCAAGGGCGTGGTGCAGACCTCGTTTGAGAAGCTGTCCGACCAAAACCCCAACGCCCCGGTGGGCACGACCCTGGCGCTCATCGAGCAGGGCATGGTTGTTTTCAGCTCCATCCACTCGCGCTTGCACAACAGCATGGCCCGGGTGTTTGGCATCTTGCACCGCATCAACAGCGCGTACCTGACGGAAGAAGACATTGAGGCCATGGAAAACGGCCTGGATGTGAAGCCCGAGGACTTTGACGGCCCGATGGACGTTGTGCCTGTGTCCGACCCGGCCATCTTCAGCGAGGCTCAGCGCTTTGCCCAAGTGCAAGCCGTGCAGTCCCGCGCTGCCACGCTGCCGCAGATGTACGACATGCGCAAGGTCGAGGAGATGTTCCTGCGCAACCTGAAGCTCAACCCAGAAGATGTGTTGCAGCCTCAGCCTGGAAAAGACGACGTCGATCCGGTCAGCGAAAACGTGGCCGCCTCAATGGGCCGCCCGGTTTATGTGTTGCCCCAGCAGGATCATGTGGCGCACATCCAGACGCACTTGGCGTTTTTGAAGTCGCCGGTGTTTGGCATGAACCCGTCGATCGTCAAAAGCTACCTGTACCCGATGGCAATGCACCTGCGTGACCACCTGCTCAACTTCTACCTGACGCAAGCGCACGAGGCCGTGCAGCGCGCCGAGCGCGAGCAGCTGATCACAAGCGACTCTGAGCAGCAGGTCAAGGTCATCGTGCGCGTGCAGCAGATCATCGAGCAGCAGCTGGCGCAGTTTGCGCAGGAGCTGGCCAAGATCGACGAGATGGCGCAGCAGTTTGCACCCCAGCCTCCCCAGATGCCGCAGGACAACAGCATGCAGATTGCGCAGCTCAATGCGCAGGTGCAGCAACTGGCCCTTCAGCAACGCACCCAAACCGACCAAGCGCGCTTGCAACTGGAGCAGCAGAAGGCTGTGCAGAAGGCGCAGACCGACGCCGCTGGCCTGGCAGACAAGCAGCAGTCGCGCGCAGAGGACATGCAGCGCGAGCAGCTTCGCCAGATGGCCGAGAGCCAACGCACAGAGGCCGAAATCGCGTCCCGCTTGCAGATGAACTCGGACGACAACGCCACGGCCATGCGCCTGGCAGCGGCAGAAATTGCCTCCGGCGAGAAAGTCGCCGTAAGCACAGGCACTGGCATCAACCCCGGTACACGTTAATTTTCACAAGGAGCATCCCATGAGCGACAAACCCACCCAAGGCACCGTGCCAATGACAGGCGCGCTGGTCAAGCAGCACCACCGCATGGCCGCTGGCCAACCCGTCAACGGCCAGACGACCCCGGCCGCCCCATCGATGCCCAAGACGCCCTGCTAAATGGCCATCGAAGATCGCCTGCTCGGAAAGCTCAAAGCTGACCAGCAGGTTTTTGCGCTTGAAGCCCTCAAGCGCCCGGTCGAGCGTGACGCTTTCGAGTACGGATACCGAGTGGGCATGGTTGCTGGATACGAAGCTGCCATCAGAGCCCTGCTTGACCTTCTGGACGACGAGCGCCACGGCGACCGAGACCTGTGATTTGCACTGGTCTGTGCTGATTTTTTGAAGGTGGCCGTTGTGGCCACCGACCCGATTGGACGGCAGCCGTTGTGGCGGCCGACAACACCTGCTGAAAGGAGCAGAAGATGACCTCAGACGCGTTTGCTGAAGCGTTCCCCACCGCCGACCCCGGCATCACCCCGTTTGGAAGCCGTGTCCTGGTGCAAATCCGCACCCCTCGGACAAAAACGGCCTCCGGCATCATCATCGACAACGGCTCGCGGGACACTGAAAAGTGGAACACCCAAGTTGCCCGTGTCGTCTCCGTTGGTGCCCTTGCCTTCAAGAACCGAAACACCATGGACCCGTGGCCCGAGGGCAGCTGGTGCACACCCGGTGATTACGTTCGCGTGCCCAAGTACGGCGGCGACCGCTGGGAAGTGCCGCTGTCCAACGGCGAGTCCGCTTTGTTCGTGATCTTCAACGATCTGGACATCATCGGCCAGGTGACCGGCGACCCGCTGGCCATCCGTGCGTTCATCTGACGGGAGGCTGACATGGAACGTTACATCGGAACCAAGGTTATTCACGCGGAGCCAGCAACAGGCCCAGGCGGTGAAGGCTACAACGTGACCTATGCCGACGGCTACAAGAGCTGGTCGCCCAAGGCTGCATTTGAGGACGCTTACCGCCCCTGCAGCGCCATGACATTCGGCTTGGCGATTGAGGCCATGAAGCGAGGAGCCAAGGTCGCCCGCGCTGGCTGGAATGGCAAGGGCATGTTTGTCTACTACGTCCCCGCCAATAGCTACCCTGTGCAAACCGGCGCGGCCAAGAGTCACTTCGGCGAAGGCGCAATGGTCCCATACAACGCCTACATGGCGATCAAAAACGTGGACAACACTGTGAGCACTTGGGTACCCAGTGTCAACGACGTGCTGGCCGAGGACTGGAGCATTCAATCATGAGCCGCGAACAGATCGCCCGCGTTTGCCACGAAGTAAACCGCGCCTACTGCGAAGCCCTGGGCGACATGAGCCAGCCATCCTGGGAAGATGCACCCCAGTGGCAGCGCGACAGCGCCATGATGGGCGTCAACCTGCACTGCGACAACAACGTCGGCCCAGAGGCCAGCCATGAGAGCTGGATGGCGCAGAAGGTTGCCGAGGGTTGGGTCTACGGCCCCACCAAAGACCCCGAGGCCAAGACGCACCACTGCATCGTGCCGTTTGACATGCTGCCCCAAGCTCAGCAGGCCAAGGACTTCATTTTCCGCGCAGTGGTGCACGCCCTGCGCCCAACCTCACCCACAAAGGACGCATCATGAGCACCGACGCACAAATCGAAGCTGAAATCCAAGCCAAGGGCAAAACCGCCCCACGCATCACGCCTGCAGACATCGAGGCCAATATCGTCGAGGAGGTTTACTTCACGGCAGCCGAGGGCACGCTTGGCGCTGTGATTGCGCAAGCCAAAGAGCACTCGCCCGAGATCGTTGTCGGCTCGTTTGAAGGCGCAAAGGCTCCCCTCGACCTGCTGACCTTCTGCGTCCTGGTGTTGAAAAACGGCTTCACCGACACTGGTG